GGAGATCAATTCGTCAGCGCTATAGATCACGGTCGTTTTTGAGTAGTGTCAAATTTGTGTGTTGTTCCGGAAAATGTTCCGAAAAAGGGCCAATGTTCTGTGTGTTGTTCCGGATTTTGTTGTTTTCAGGAACGTAAAATAATCACAAAATGTCTATGATTTTGTTAGGGGTCGACGAGCGTTGTTCCAAAAAAATTGTGTTTTGGGAAAATGAAGATAGCGTCTACAGAGTGGCACATAAAAGAGTAAACAACAAAAAGTGGAATTCGGGCACCCGCGCGCCAAAAAACACACAAAAACCCGTATAAACATAAAATATAGATAACTTAGGGATACCACCTACCTATACCTCCTATTCATTTTTCTTAAAAACACAGAACAACCGGAACATTAGTACAAGAGTCTTAGAGAATCAACGACTTACGCCGTTCCAAAAACCGCAAAAAACCGGAACGCTGTTCGAACATTTGGGCGGGGTGCCTGCTCGCGTGCTCAGACTGGGATCGGGTGTCAAGTGCAGGGATCGGGTGTCCAGAGGGGTGCTATGTGTAGGTTTGTTATACACTGTATAACATTGGTTGCGTGGGGCAATTCGTCCGCGCAATGCGTCCGTGTACACGTCGCAGGCGCGTGGGCTCGCGTGCCGCTGATAGTCCGTCGTGCTCGCGTGCCCGCTCGCGTACTCGCGTGCTTTTGACACCCGGTCCGGACGCAAAAAAGCCCGCAGGGCGCGAACCCTGCGGGCACAAAAAAGCCCCGACTCTCGTCGGGGCTCTTGGGGTCAGGCCGTCAGGCCTTCCTGACCCTGCGCATGAGTGCAATCATCTCCAGTCCTGCGGACTCAAATCGGTCGACATCTGCCACGTCGACTAACTTCGTCTTCCGGGCCATGAGACCCTGGATCATGACGATTGGGTCGTCAGATTCCGTGGTCTTACCGTCCGTCTTTTCTTTCTTTTCCCGGGTCTTTTCGACCCCATTGGCAGTGTCGATATATTGTCGGACTCGGCTCATCATCGGGCCGTCGATCAACTGCATGTAGGTGCGACGCTGGGTCTTCAGAACATCATCGTCGATGTCCCTAAGTTGATCCCGGGTCAACTCAAGCAAATCCGCGATAGTCCAGCGATTCGATCCCTTAGGGGACGTTTCGGATACTGACCCGGGGACAATTGACTGGAATGTCATCCCTTTCTTTGATGCCGAGACACCTTGAACGATGAATCCCCTAACTTGATCGTGTACGGACTCATTCCAAAGCTCGTTCGGGTTTTTCTCGGTCGACTTGACCAGCATGCCCGACACAATCCCCGCCTTCGCGAGTGCCTTACCAGCCCGGGCCCATTTGTCCCGTGCGCCGTGTTCGGCCGCCGCAGCATCCGAGATAGTGGCTGCAATAGGGGTCAAATCGAACTTCATTTGCGACATGGTATCTACTCCTTTAGTCGCACCGGACAACTGTCCGGCCCAGTGTAGGAACTAGTTTCCTACACACTAGGGGAACCCGTGGGAATCGGCACGTTAAACACTGTATAACCCAGCCCCGGACCCCCACCGTCCCCCCACCCCCCGCTATGGGTTTGGAGTCCCGCCCGCCCGCTACGCTGTATTCCGCACCCACGATGACGTATTTTTTAGCGGCGTGGGACTTTAACAAGTACACCCCCGGGGTACTTAAATATGCGAACACCCCCCGTCAATGGTACCTAAAGTACCCCCCGGTTTATGGTACCAAAATGGGCAGCAAAACGGCACGGGATAGAACCAAAACTTCCCTAGTTGACGCCACCAATGGCAATGCGGTACCATGGCATTACGCCCGGGTGCGGCGCAGGAAGCCACCATGATCAAAACGCAGGTTGAAGACTTCGTCCCACTGCCCATAGGCAAGCCCCCGCAAGGGGTTTCGTACAACGAGGTGCGAGCCCGTGCACAGGCCGCGTGCAACACCGCTGGCCTTTTGCTGTCTGAGGGCTACGAGGACGAGCCACCTGACGTGTGTGAGCTGACCGACGTGGCAGAGAACGTGTTGCGCTCCGCAAGCAAGGGTGAGACGCCACCGAAGGTCAATGGGGCCTTGGAAACGCCCGAGGGTGCCTACTACGTCAATGCCATCCTGACCCGGTACGACATGGAGGTGGTGCGGGATGCCAAGCGCTTGCGCCACTACGTCACCAATCGGCTGATCATCGAGTCGGAAAACCCCGACGCCCGCATCAGAATGCGAGCCCTTGAGATGCTCGGCAAGGTCAGCGACGTCGGACTGTTCACCGAACGCACCGAGATCACCGTCAACAATCGCTCGACGGTCGACCTTGAGAACACCCTCAAGGACAAGTTGCGCAAGCTCATGGGTACGGAAGACGCTGAAGAGGCGGTGGTGCTGGCTCCGCCCATCACAACCACTAAACCAATCGACGTTGACGCGCTGTTGAGCTGACCCCCAACCCAACCCAACCCAACTCGACCCGTGCTGACCGAACAGGAGATCCAATTCGCCTTGGCGAACATCCACAGGCTGACTGCCGATGAGCAGACACGCCTACTGTCGGTGCTGGAGGAGCTGGAGCGGAGAAAGCACGCGAAGCGGTGTCAGGATGACCTGTTGGCATTCTGTCAACATATGGACCCATCGTATGTCATCGCTACCCACCACAAACGACTTGCGGAACTGCTGACAAACATCGCTTACGGGCTCAAAGACCGGATCGCAGTCTCCATCCCCCCTCGGCATGGCAAGTCGCACCTGATCAGCACGCTGTTTCCAACATGGTTTTTGGGGAAATTCCCCAATAAAAAGGTGCTGATGGTGTCACACACTGGCGATCTGGCCGTCGATTTTGGTCGAAAGGTGCGAAACCTCATTGATGACGCACGTTACAAGGCCGTATTTCCCGGGATCACTCTTGCTCAGGACTCAAAAAGCGCTGGACGGTGGTCAACCAACTCCGGAGGGGAGTATTTCGCCACGGGCGTCGGTGCCGCCCTCGCTGGTCGCGGTGCTGACCTCCTTTTAGTCGACGATCCGCACTCAGAACAAGACCTGCTTACGGGCAATTTCGATGAACTGGAGAAAACCTACCAGTGGTTCGCCTTCGGCGCACGTACCCGTCTCATGTCAGGGGGCCGTATAGCGGTAGTCCACACCCGCTGGCACCAAGATGACCTCATTGGGCACCTGATCAAGGACGGTGCCAACAATCCCAAGGCAGATCAGTACGAAGTCTTCGAGTTCCCAGCCATACTAACCGTCGAAAAGGAAGGCCCAGATGGCGTTGAAGTTGTCGAAAAGGCCCTTTGGCCGGAAAAGTTCGATCTCGAAGCCTTGGAGCGGACCAAAGCGTCCATGCCGCTGTTCCAATGGAACGCACAGTACATGCAGAACCCCACCGGGGAGCAGGGTGCGATTATTCAGCGCGATTGGTGGCGATCTTGGAAGTTGGACGACCCGCCCAAGTGTGATTTTGTCATCATGACGTTGGACGCAGCGGCGGAAAAGAACAACCGTGCCGACTTCACAGCACTCCTGACCTGGGGTGTGTTTACCGACGACAATCTGACCAACGGCGAGCCACACATCATCCTACTGAACGCCATCAACGTGCGTGTTGAGTTCCCGGAACTGAAAGACCTCGCCATTCGCGAGTGGAACGAATGGGAGCCGGAAGCGTTCATTGTCGAGAAGAAGTCCAGCGGGGTGCCTCTGTACCAAGAGCTACGCCGTATGGGTATCCCGGTGCAAGAATTTACGCCGCACCGTGGCACCGGTGATAAAGTGGCTCGTCTGAGCGCCGTGGCTGACATCATCCGCAGCGGCATGGTCTGGTATCCCGAGGGACGACGGTGGGCTGAAGAAGTGATTGAACAGTGCGTGGCATTCCCCTTCGGGTCCCATGACGACATGGTGGACTGCACCTCGATGGCGCTGTCGCGCTTCAGACAAGGTGGGCTGATTGGCTTGCCATCTGACTTCCGCGAACCTCAACATTTCCACGCCCGCAAAGCGGCGTACTACTGACCCAACACCCCAACAGCCTTCGGAGCCCTCATGGCGACCAACATTGACAAAGCGTTGTACTCGACGGGCGTGCCGCCCCTGCCGGAGGTAATGGGCGATGAGCCTGCCCTTGAGATCGAGATCGAAAACCCGGACAGTGTCACCATCGACACCGATGGCGTTGAGATCACCCTCGTGCCAGGAGATGATGACCTGGGCGACGACTTTGAAGCGAACTTGGCCGACATCCTTGACGAAGCGATCCTCGAAGAGGTTTCCGGGGGGCTGTTGGGTGACTACGACAACGACATCAACAGCCGGAAAGACTGGGAGGAGACCTATGCTAATGGGTTGAAGCTCC